TTCATGATGCTTATTGTCATCAGAATCGGAAGCGAGCTTCCGATTCCTGGTGTCATTGGCTCCGTGTCTGTCGATGTCATAAGTGTACGCGCTACCACGTCAACAGTCACAGATTTCGCAACATTCCGCAACGTCTCATTCTGTTCAATCATTTTATCCAAATCTTTTCCGACTTTGTTAGCTTCATATCTCAGAGAATCCGAGACAACTGTCAGAAGCTGCTCTGCCTTGCTATACTCGGATTCCTTAAGTTCTCGCCACAGAATAGATATATCTTCTAACGTAGCAAATGGCTCCATTATTCTGTACCCTCTTGTGTTTTATCTTTTCCAGCCCCCTGGTTTTTAGATGGCGTTTTTTTCTTCTCAGGCTCTTCATCAATCTCAGGTTTCCAGTTTTCACCAGAAACTCTTGTACTCGTTTCGATAATTGCGCCCGTTTTTGTATTTTTATACTTCATACTATACCTCCTTAATTCTTGCAAACCATTCTGGCACCAGGATTCCCCATCCCAGATATACTTCTGCACGGATATAGATCTGACCATATCCTTTTAAGTCTTTTCCCGAGTTGTCCGGATCACCATACTGAATAATTTCCATAGGAATTTCCTTTGAATATCCCCATTTAACCGCTCCCTGGAAGTCTCCAATAATACCGTGGTCTTTCGTTGTTCCGCCAGATACAGTTTTGTTGACGCTTGTCGGGATTCCGTTAAATGTTGCAGGTGATGCTCCAAATGCAAATTCCGGATACTGCTTGATTCCATTCGCTTTGACTTTTGCCATCGCTGATCCGAATGTCTTCGAAAGCGCGAGTCCTGTTACATCTCCTTCAGAACCATCTACTACCGCAATCGCATCTTCCAGATTCGCATCCGGTGTTGCTGACGCATAATCTACAGTTTGCGTAACTTTCGCATCAAAATGATTGTCTCCAATTACGGAAGATGCTGTTCCTGTTCTTGGGTTAATACCATGCATAGCTGCAAGGTCAAGTCCCTTCGCTACTTTCTTCGCAAATCCATCATTAAACGCTGTTAAAATATCCAACTGCTCTTCTTCTGTAGCAATCATAAATTCATCAGAGATTCTTGTACCATATTCAAACTTAACCGGTACAATTTTAACTGGTGCGATAGTAGTACCGCCTTCGGTTTTCTTTCCATTCTCTGCGACAATATCAATTTCATTGTCCATAGAAAAAATCATTTCTTTCAATCCATTGAACGGAATCGGTGTCTGACCACATAATGCAGCCAGTGCTGATTTCCCTTTTACTTTTGTAATAAGATCTTTAACCAGTGTAGGGTCAAACATTGTTCCTTTTGATGTTGCCATAATTTTTTATTCTCCTTTCAAACTAGCCAGCATGCCTTTCATTGCTGTCTTTTTGTCATCAATTTTTTGCGGATCTCCTCCTGCAAGTGGAGGAACATCTTTTTTTCTCAAGAATTTTGCCATTGTCTCGGCATCTTTCTTAATTTCCTCTTCATCAGATCCGCTTAATCTACCTGCAAGTTCATATGGGATTCCATTTTCATGTGCAACTCTCATCTTGAGAGAACTGGTCTCGTATCCCTTGATCTTGCCCTGCGCCTCTTCAAGCTGTTTCTTGTATCCGAGGTTCTTTTCTCCATCACCGTTAATTTCCTTGTTCAACGCTGCAATCTGCTGTTCAAAACCATCGGATTTTGCTTTTAGATCATCATAATCTTCTGCTTTTTTCTTGTAATCATCAAAGCCTTCATATTTTGCTTTCACTCCCGCAATGCGCTCTCCGATTACTTTATCAAGCTGCTCCTGTGTTGTAATTGGTGTAAATTCTGCCATTTTTGTTGCTCCTTTCTCCATTAACCGCTGGGTTGCGTAATATGCAAAAAGACACCCTGTTCAAGTGTCTTTTAACAACTAATTCTTTGTTTTCTTTTCTTGGTTTTTGTCTCACTGCACGCCCAGTATGCAAGAATTATACTGTCAAGCAATGCAACTTCCATTTACTCTTTCATTGCCCTGTAGCCAAAACCTCCATTGGTCCCAATCGACCGTTTTTCACAGTTACTTACTACCTGTACCAGTGACGGCTGACCAGAATGAACTATATTCCTCTGATATAATCCCTGTTCGAATGATGCATTTGCTGCAATGATTTCCTTCACAGTGGGTAGGTGTGAATTCTTTATACCATAATCTTTCATTTCATTTTCCATTAACTGCTGCCCTGATGCACCATCAATAATCACCTTCCTTGCTTTCCATTCTTTCAAATATGCTAATATCCATGTATCTCCTGCACGTACCTCACGGCAATCAATACATTCAAGAAATATCTTTCCATCGTTTGTTTTAGATGCAACTCCCATTGCCACATTCCCATCTTTGCTGTATTTGATTCCCACAAAAAGATCTCCTGTAAGCTCCGGTGGGTCATCAGCTTTTAGTTCATTCCATTCTGTTGCGCTGATAGCTGATTTCTGATTATAGCGAATCCATAATCCTAATCGCTGGATATTAAAATCAATCGGATCTGAACCGATCTCATCAGTTACAGATCTTTCCGTGAATACTGTTCCTAGAGATGGATTTGTCTCATACCAGGCGTCTATATCTCTTATATCTGTCTGCTCCGGCACTGACCATTCTGCCCACCCGGAGTTAACCGTTTGTCCTTCCAAGGTTGCCTTACGGAATTTTGTAAAAACCGTTCCGGAGCTGACTGGAGTTGGTGGTGTTCCGCAAAATATTGTCTGTGGATTCTTACTATCTGTTACGACATATTTTAATGCGCTCTCCTGATCATCTTGGTACTCTTGTGCCTCATCGATAATCAGTAAATCAAATCCTTCTCCCAGACCACCTTTTGATGTTCTGGTTCGGAATTCGATAATTCCACCGCCAGCAACTTCCAAATGTTCTTTTCCAAATGCCTTATACGAAGAAACGACCTCGATATTTGCTTTCTTTAGCAAATTCGAAAGTCGTTCCCATGCGCTGTGTGTAGTTGTGGTTCTATGTGCTGTATGTAGGATTCTTTCGCCTTTCTTTAATCCATACATCTCTCTTATTGCAACAATTTCATTCTTTCCATTACGCCTTGGGACTGAATACCCGAATTTGGTATGTACCCATAACCCCTCTTCGTTTACGGCCAAAATGTCTGACAGCAGAAGCTCCTGCCACTCCTGTGCAGTTCTTCCTGTCGAATTGTAAATGTCTATCGCTTCAGCTCCATATGTTGAAGAATAAGGCAGCACGACAGATTGCGTCGGGGTCTGCCGCCCCTTCCTTATTTCTCCCATGTAGCCTCCTCAAAAATATAAGCCACCAGAATAATCTGGCAGCTTAATTGATTTCTATTATATTTTTTACCTCATCTAGTGGAATTCCATAAAATACTTTTCCGGCATCTAATTCTATTTCTTCTTTTCCAGATGATGTATCATACTCACTCTCCGTATTAGTTATAATACCTTTAAAACTTTTTCCTCCGACATCTCTTACGATGACTTGTTTACCTATGAAGCCTTTTATTTCCTCGTATGTCATAACTCTCACCTCTTTTTACTTGGATAATCTGGAACTATATGCATTCCATCTTTAGCGTAGTGAATCTTAAACACAGATGTCTCTGCACTATTTCCGTTTCGATTATCAACAACTACTCCTATGATTTTATCATTTGTCGTTATGATTTCTTTTGAATCCCAATTACCTTGACTATTATATTTAATAATTCCTGTCCCTGAAAATTTCTTTACTAGCGATTGAATTTCTTCGTTCGATACCGTAATGTAAGAAGGTCCAAATTGTCCTTTTGCTTCCAGACTCTTTTTTCTGGCTTCATACATCTTTGTCCCTTGTCGATGTATTTCCTGTCGTGATGCAATTTTTTCACGATTTTGTTCCGGAATTATCTTTTCCCGTATATTTCGTATAATCGCATCTGATTCCGGACTTAATCCCTGCAGTTTTCTTTCTTCTATTTTATCAGATTCTTTTTCGTATTTCCATTCTTTTGTCCATACATTTTGCTTTTTACCGTCTCCCGGATAATACTCAACAATGCAATCACAATTATCATGTCTCCGAAACACATCTTTAGGAACATCTGGATATACATATGTTCCGGCTACCTGATTACACCATTCACAGCAATGTCCAGATGATCTCCGTATAATCTTTGGTCTCAATCCAGCTTTTGCATGAAAATCTGCATTTTTCTGAACAGTATCGTCCATTGCTTTCTGAACCAAATTCCGTACAGGTGCATCGAGAATCCATTTCACATCGTCGAAATATTCTTCACTTGAAATCCGATTTACAATACCGTCTATATTATCCTGTTGGATTTGTGCTCTTATTGTTTTAATTCCAATGCCTGCTGCTTCGTTCACGATCTGCTGTACAATAGCTGCATTATCTGCCACCATCTCATAAGCTCCCCTCAACGTCGGGTCCAATACTCTGGAAGCAATGTTATAATACATCTTTCCATCCGGCAATATATCAGATGATAAATTGTCCGAATATGATTGCGCTAAGATTTTCCCAATCTCTTGTGCCACCTCGTTCGCTTGGCTGTATGAAGTCTTACCTCTCTGTGCCTGTTTCTTGAAGTTTTTAATGATGCTGCTCTTTTCAATATCATGATAGAATTGTTTCTGTATCTTCTCCAAAAGTCCTGGTGTGATGTCCTCCATAGTCTACACCTCCGGAGTTACTGGCAGATTGCTCATGTTAATTCCAGTTAAATCTCTTAAGTTATCTGCATTGAAATATCCTGGCACTGCCTGGTTAATCTTAATTGCTCCATCCCCAATATTGGACAGCATTGCTGCATCTGGTTCAAACACTGGCTCCCAGATTGGTGTAGTCATATATACCTGGTTCCGGTAATATTGATAATCATCACGTAGGCACGCAGCCAGATAGCCAACATTCAGAAATCCACTGCCAAATGCTCGCTGTGCTTTCCTTGCTGTCAGTCTCAGATTCTCGTGTGATGCCTTGATTGCTTCCTGGCTAGCCGGATTCTCCGTTGCAAATCCTAGATCATCTAATGTCAGCCCGGTCTCTCCAGCAAACAATGCAGCAAACATTTTAAGCTGATCTAGATGTGGTGCCATAGACTGCTGCTGGAACTGTCCCAAGGTTGGCGAACCTCCGTCCTCGTCCTTATCAAATTGCAGGAGGCTTGATACGGTAGCTTTCCACTTATCCATCTGTTCCGCATCTGGATCCAGACCAACTACATATTTTTGCGGAAATGAGTAGAACTCGGCTGTAATCTCAGACCGCTTCAAGGTTCTCATGGCCGATTCTGTGATTGACATACATGCCCGGCTGATTCTAGAATGTCCAAATGCTCTCTTGGCATCTGGCCGGAATATAATTGGCACTAATAATGGTGCTGGCACATTCTCTTCAAAAAGTTGATTCGGAATTCCATTTCTGTATATTACCGTCCACCCTTCCACAAAATAAGCCTCTACAGTCGCTTTTCCGCAATCGTCACGTTCCAGAACCGCATAGCCTTCCGTAAGAAGATTCGTAATTGGATTAATAATGCCAGTTGCATTCGCCCCATCAATTACCTGCAATCTCGGGAAATCATCTTCTCCCTTCGATATATATATGAAACAGCAGGAAGAAATCAATGCCGACAACGTCGCAGAATCGTACAGAATATCTGGATTGTTCATCCTAAATATCCCAGTCATGTCAAAATTATCGTCACGGAATCCTCTGAATTCAAGCCTATCCGCAATCGAATCTACAGCTTTTGCATTCCAGCCAAGTACAGCCTGCAACCATTGTAGGCTGGGCGGCGTAGCGATCCCCATGTCCCGTGCTATATTTTTCATCTCATAGAATTTATACCGTCTTAAGACTCGGTTTCGCTTTCGATTCAGCTTTTTTCTCAGGTACTCTATGCCTCTGTACTCTGCCATTTATTTCTCCTTTCTACGCTATTTTTTCCGGCGTGTGTTTTTTTTCGCAGTGACGGTGTGAAGTCCGCGCGCGCCCACTGTGGGGGAGGTATGCCCCCTGTCCATCAAAATTATTTAGGTCTATAATCACTCCAATTGAATGTATGTGGCAGTACACGGTTCCCCAATATTTCATCTTGCTTTGTCACACTGTTATCTATCAACTTGTCACTCTTCTGTCTATTGCATGTCCAGTGCGCCAATTGCATATTGTCTATATCACTCGGATGACCGCCCTTAGCAATCGGGATTATATGATCAATGCAAGGTGATAGCGGATGCGGATACTTTAAAGAAAAGTCTACTGGTTTCCCACATATTCCACACACGGTCTGTGTTGCATATATTTTCTTCTTATTCTTTTCAAACGCTCCACGATGAGTCCCATCTTTATCTGGTCTATTTCTTTTCATGTATTTCACGTTTCCTTTATAAGAAAAGACATCCGATATGTCGGATGTCTTCGTTGAACCTATAATCGAGCCGACGGCTTTCCGCCTTTGGCTCAAGTATTATTGTAAATGAGAATCATGGGAATTACGGGACACTTTTAAAAAGTTTTCAATTCTTTTTCCAACTCCACTTCTTCCCATATGTACTCGCTTTCCAACTTCTCGCAATGTTACATTTTTCCTTCCGTCAATAAAATAGATCCTGAAAATCCGGTGAGTTATGCTGTCTTTTATATCATCCACAAAACGTTCTATCTCCTCGCATTCTTTCTTCAGTCTTTCTTTTCTCTCCATGTCACGAATTTGTAGCCGCTCATACTTTTCAGAATCAAAACCCGTCACACTCTGTGGCATCGGATATCCCTTGCTGTAATCGAATATGACATCATTCCCGATCATCGTATCTGATTTCCATCTATTGTTAATTGCATAGTCAAGTTCCAGTATTTCTGCCTTATTGCTCCTGTATGACAGTAGTCTTTCCTTTGTCATCTGTTCCAATAATATCTGCTCCTTTCCCCATACTCTTTCTTTAGCCCTTACCACAATGCCTGCCTTCGTTTTCTGCCTTTTTTGTACACCGTGCATTCTGCTGCCGGCATCCCCCTACTATGTCCCTCTATTTCAATATAGCTACAGTTCCCGACCTGATCATGTCTTCCACGGTATACACAAGTCTTACACAGGTGTCTGTCCGCATTTGGACCTGCCTTTCCTTTGTTGTAGCCGTCTTTCTTTCGTCTTCCCGGCTTTCTTCCGAGCATCTCTTCTCTGATTCCGGCCAGTCCTATATATTGAATATAATCCCGCACTTCCCAGTACTTTAATCCTGTAGCTTCCGCTATAGCTTTGTTAGTTTTTTTGTCAAGCACCATCTTTTTAATGATTTTTGCCTGTTCTTCGCTTATTTCCTTCAACAATACTCCTTTCTCCTCCGACTGCTGCCATCCGGCTTTTGCCGGAGGGAATCTATATCAACCGGTTGCTGTCGTGATACAATTACCGGCAAGTGCAAGCTATTTTATTTATCGCTGTTCCCGATCAGCCTATTAAGCAGATCTTTTGTTTTCTCTAATGCGTCCACAGCTTTCTCCCAGATTGGTAATTCCATAATTTCTCTCCCCCACGCATAGCATAACGGGAAGAGCAGCATTATAGTTGCAACTGTGATTACGAATGCTGTTATCTTCTCCATTTTTGTCACCTGTCTGTTCCTTTCATGAATTGGTTGTACATCTGTTTCTGCCAGCCTTCTTTTGGTGGCTCCGGTCCACGGTTATGGTCACTTAAGGTTCTTATCAGATCTTCAAATTCTGCTGCCGCCTGTTCCGAAAGCTCTTCCTTCAGGTTGACGTTGCTCATCCAGCTGAATCCGTATTTTTTAAGAATGTCTTTCCTCGTCATTTCCTAACCACTTCCTCCTTCTCCAGTCTTTGTATCTGCGGATTTGATATTCTAACCATGATATTTCCTTAAATGATTCTTCGGATTCTTTAAAATATCTGTTTATTTTCACTTTCTTCCCATCCGGTTTTTCTATGTAAATTATTGCTTTTGTATCATAATCTCCATTTTTAGGATCTGTGAGTAACTCATCACAAACTATTTTGTCCGGTTTATCCGCCGGTGCGTATGGCATCGTGATCGGATACATCGCATCATATATACTTCCGATAAATCCATTGTGGTATCCATAATTAGGATGATTGCGATTAACACAGTAACACCTATTAATGTCTGAATACTTTATTTCTCCATTCGGAGTTACTGTTTTAAACAAGCTACTCATTCTCGAACACTGATAATGTTTTCCTTTCTCATCTGTCCATGATCTTTTCCACATTTCCTCTGTATCTTCTATCGGAGTCAGTGGCTTTCCATCGATCAGTCTATTCAAAATCTGTTTTGTGAATCCGATACTCATACCACTGTGACCATCTTCGCATAAGCTCTCAAATGCCTTTAATGCACTTTCGTAGCAAGCGCATCCATAATCAAATTCGCCTTCTTTTCTATCCAGATTTTCTCTTTTGCATGCGATTTCAACTTCATTTTTTGCCCATTCTTGTAAACTCATTCTTTATCTCTCCGTTTCTTTTGTAAGTACTTCATGCCAATCTTTTGGGTGTTTCTGTATCATGATTTCTTTCTCCTGTCCTCCGTTTCCCATTTACACATATCCCACCATTCGCAGAATAAGCAGCATCCCAGGCACCGGTTTGTCAGTACCATTATGTACCAGTGTTTTAATTTTCTTTTATCTCCATGTCATTCACCTCTTCTTATGCATCTCAGCAGATCCTCTACTCCCTGTGTATAACCTTCTTTATACTTCTGGGCTTTTTCAAGCTCTCTGCTGCATTTGACACTTGCTTCGTGTTGCAGTCTATTGGCCGCTTCTTCTATCTGGTCATATTCCTGGCTGTTCAATGTTTCCACCGCCTTTCACCAATTCGATTGCTTCTGTATATGCCTGTATGTAATCTTCTGCTGTATTATTGGCAATTTCATCAAGCTTATCCGCCGGTTTTTCTACCATTAATCTTCCGGCATATTCTACCTTGTCTTCCAGTTTCTTTACAATTGCTTCGGGATTGTATGCTGTAGTGTAGCTTTTCAGCATACGGATTTCCCGTTTGCAGTCTGCTATATTATTTTTGATCTGCCGGACCTTCGCGTCTATATCATATAGACTGCTGCCAGGCATTCCTCCTGATCTCCAGCGGTCAATGGCTTTGTATGAGCGTTTTATTTCTTCTTCAATTTTCTTTATCTCTGCATCAGCATCAATTAACCTCATTTCCGTCTCCTTCTACTTTAATTTTTACAATCGCCGGATTTACAACTCCGTCGCCATCCTCATCCTCCAAATAATTCTTTATAAACTCAATTTTTTATACCTAATGCTCGGAATTCTTCTCTCGTATGGGTTTCTTCGTACTTTCTCTGAAATATCCGGCATAATAATTCACGCGTCTCTCTGCAATTATGTGCGGCTCTTGGTCCGTCTTTGTGGTGATCTCTACACAGATAGACTTTAAAGCCGTTTTCCTCACTGACTTTTCTCAGTCCGCCACCGTAGAATACATGGTGCTCTTCTGTGTACTGCTGCCGGCGGATGCCTTCCAGTCGGCACAGGAAGCATTCGCCTTTTACGGTATCCACGATCGGAGCTGGGTGGTGTTTTCTTTTTTTCTTCCTGGTTGGTTTCGGGAACATTAATTCACACATTCGATCTCAGCTCCATTCCGATCAACCTCGGTTTCGAAGAATTCTTTCCAAAATGATTCCTTCGTCAAGACTCCGAAACTTACTCCCGGCATATTACGGATTGCCTTTTCCATGGCTTTTCCCATGTATTCTGCTGCCGTATCGGCATCGACAGATGCTATATATATTCTTCTTGTAGCATATGCCGGCTTGACTTCTGATTGATCCTGTTGTTCCGGAGTATTCATATCCGGCGGGCAGTATTCCGGGAAATCTTTGATTAATTCTGTCTGCCCCGGAATCTGAGTTTCATCAGTAATTTCCTGTTGGAACTCGGTTTTTGTTTCCGGAGTTTCTTCTGCCTTTTCTGGCTCTTTCTCTTTTGTTTCTGCAGAAAATATCTATGAACAGGAAAACAATGAAAATGCAGATAATGAATATATTGGTTTTCTTATTCCTGATGAAAAATATAGAAATTTTTTCAATAAAGATCTAGAAATAATTATCAATGATACTCTTTACAAAGCAACTAAATATGGTACACTATTTACTCATATTTCAAATAAATCAGAATTAATCAAATCTTTAGAAAATATTTCTGAATTCAAACCGTTATCCAATAATACGAAACAATATGGAAACATTAAACTTATAGACACTTACGGACTATGGGATAAAGAGACTAACAATCCTATTACAGATGATAGTTTTTTTGAAAATGACGAGGATGATTTATTAGTAGAAAACAATGGGACTGAAACTCTCACACGTTCCGCAAGCGATGGAGGTATACCTAAATCTGTCGTAGAATCATTCCCCACAATAGGAACAGCTGATGTAAACCTTATAGATAAGGTCATACACTTTAATCCGGGCTATCTAGGACATACGAAATTAAGATTTAAATCTAATTCAAAAAGAAAACTATATATTTCTCTATACAGAAATGACTATGGATTTGCAGTAAGTATTGGACTTGATTGTAAGGTCATGAAAAAGTTATGGCATGGTATGAAATGGGGACACATGAAACATTGGGATGATGGTATATACTATGGAGTTGCATCACTCGTTGTAAAACAAAAAATCAAGAATCCCAGTTTTGATACTGTACTAGATGAAAATAGAAAAGAGTTTCTAAAGAAACAATGGCAAGAAGCTATTAAGCACAATAATTTCACTAACGCTTCAAACAGTCTAACTGGAGGAATTTCAAATCAATGGAATCCTGAATATAACCATAGCAAACAAGAAAATAAATTCATTATTCCATATATTTCAGTTATAGATGATTTCTTTGGAACAACAAATATATCAAAGAAAATCGAAGATGCTCTTATACGTCAAGGAGCTAATTTCCTAAAAAGCTATGTTAATAGTCATAAAACACAAAGTACACAATTAGTTTGCATATCACAACGAGAGAAAACTGCATATTCTTTATTTAGAAATGATCTCTCTTGGAACGGGGGAGGATATAGAGTAAAAGAAACATTCCTTAGATATTATAGAAACATTGTATTTTCCATTAAAATCAAAGGAGATAAAACAACTCCAGGAGCAGATCTAGGAGACAATGATTTTGTTGGTAAGCCAGAAATTGTATCCTGTGAGGCTATTGTATATACCAAAGATGGTGATGGCTGGATTGGAGCAAAAATAGAAAAAAAATAATCCTAAACAAAATAGGGAAGGAGTTAATATATACGCTCCTTCCCTTCACTTATTGTATGAAAAAAAAGTATCTTATTTTTTTAGTCCTAAGTTTCTGTTTGTTCTCGTCATGCTCAACAATGCTTGAAATAATAACAGGAAATTATAAATGCGCATACCCTAATTGTAATGAACGAGCAACAGAAAATTCAGTATATTGCCCATACCATAAGCCCTACTATCTTAAATAGCATCATCACCAATGTTTTTTCTTTTTTCCTAAACACCTGCCAGCGAAGCACAGAGTATTTGTCAAGGGCGAAGGGTAAAAAATACCGCACGAGCGAAGCGAGCACAGGAGATTTTTTACCCGGAGAGTGAAACGTCCCTTTACAAATACTCTGTGCGGAGTTACCTTTGTGCCGGAAAATAGAAAAATCACATGCCCATTCCGAAACCTCTGCTCCTTTTTGGCTTCTTCAGGAGTTCCAGATCTTCCTCCTGCTGCTTCTTTTTGGGAATAGGCTGCTCGATGTCCGGCGTTTTCTCCACCTGTTGAATTTTTGACTTCTCCGGTTCCTGCCGGGATTGAAGCTCCGCTTTGAGATTGTCCCATTTCTCCTTTCTGATGCGTTCCGCACGTTCCACCTGCCGGGCTATTTCCGCCGGGCTTCCGTTCTTGACAGCGTTAAGATAGTCGAAGCTTTCCTCCGGCTCCCGGTCAAACCCCATGCACCGATCAAAAGAGCTTTCACACTTCCGGAAAAAATCCGTCCGGTCAAAACCTCCCTTCACGTTGCCGCAGTTCTTCTTTCCGGTGTGGTTCGTTTTAGGGCTTAACTTTTTGGTGTTGCTCCGGTCTTTCCGACTGACGATGATATGTGCGTGCATATCGCTGTCACTGTCACCGTCCCGGTTGAAATGGATCTTTGCGTAATATTCCACATCATCGCTTCTCAAGCCTTTTCCGAAACCCTCTGCATAGTTTCTCATCACGTCCTGCCGGATGTACCGCTGCAAGGCTTCCGCACGCTCCTGCGGAGTCCTGCCCATGCAGCGCAGCTCCTTCTCTGAAGGGCTGACGGTGATAACATAGAACTTTGCGTCAGTCCGGCTTAACTTCGCCTTGTTGTTGTCTATCTTGAATGTGACCTCCCTTGCGCTCACGTAGTCCCGGAACTGGTTGAAGAACGGCTGCACCTCCTCCCCTTTCTTCATCCTCTCCAGATCCTCATGCTGGAGATAGTTCGTCACCGCAACACAACTGCCTGTATTGGCGTATGTGCCGTTACCGCCTCCCTGTATCTTCACGTTCATATCTTTTCCCTTTTGTTCTTCTCGTCCTTGTACAAGGCTTTTATATCATCGAAAAGCCCGGCTTTTCCTTTCGCGTCGATGTAGCTTGCGATATAGGAGAAGATCTTCTCCTGCCTTTGCGTCACAGCCTCCAGCCTTGCATAAATGGCTTGTTGGTTCTTCAGAAGCATATCCCTCGACTGACCGACTACCTTTTCCGCCCGGTCCAAAGCCTGCTCCCTTATCCCGGCAAGGCTTGCAAGATCACGCATGAATAGGTCATTGTCCTTTTGGTATTGGCTAAACTTTTTTTCCGTAAGTATCGAGTCCATGCTCATGGTCACTCTCATGCTTGTACTGCCCATGGCTTCACAAGCCGGACGCAAGAAATCCTGCTCCTGCTTCCTGATGAACGCTATCACCTGATCACAGCGTTTGATAAGTTTCTGCATTTCCTTTGCCGGACTTTCATGTTCAACCGGGTTGATGCCGTACTTCTCGAAGTATTCCAGCGCACAGGAAAGGAAGTCTTTCTTTGATACATTATTGGACTTTGCCAGCCTGTCAAGCCGGGCAAACGTTTTTCGATCAATGGTGACAGAAGTGGTTGTTTCTTTATCCATACAATTGCGATTTTAATTGCTAATTATATTATTAAATCTCTGATTTACAAAGGTATAATTTTAACCACAATTTCAAACTAATTGTGGTTAAAAAACTTAAACGGCTGATATTCAGCCGTAATCCCGTAGGGCAAGAGGAAAAACAGGGCAAAGCCCGGTTTCCTCTTGCTGTTCTTTTCGACTGCCGAGCAATCGACGAACACCCTCCCCTGCGGTACGGCGAAAGCTCGTACAAGGGGGACGAGGAGAAGTCGGAGCGAGGCACTAAGAAAGAACCTATTCCACAAACAAAAAACACATCAAAACGGCACAACAGGCTGCATAAAATAAATATATTTTGTTTCGTTATATGGAAACAAATTGTTATATTTGCAACACTAAAAAACTTTATATGGAAGCAAAATCAAGATTCAAGGTCAAATTATCCAACGAAGCCCAAGAGTTTTTAGACGGATTGCCCAACAAGGTACGTGAGAAGATCATTAGCAATATTCGTAAATCCACCTTTGTACTTGATCCTGATTTATTCAAGAAATTGGATGATACGGATATCTGGGAGTTCAGAACGTTCTATAACAAAACCAAGTACAGGCTTCTTGCTTTTTGGGATAAGGGCGATAAGATAAACACTCTGGTAATCGCAACGCACGGGTTTATCAAGAAAACCCAAAAGACACCCCTCAAAGAAATAGCCAAAGCCGAAGAGATTAGAAAAGATTATTTTAATTCAAAAAGATAAAGCGTATGGAAGCAAAGAAATTTTATACACTCGAAGAAATCGAAGATAAATACATCGGAGAAAAAGGTACTCCCAAACGTGATGCCTACGAAGAAGAACTTAACTCTTTTTTGATAGGTGAAGCCATTAAACAGGCTCGCCAATCAAAGAACTTAACCCAAGAGGAATTAGGCAATTTGATAGGAGTGCAGCGGGCTCAAATCTCCCGAATTGAAAACGGTAAGAATTTAACCTTTTCCACCATTGCAAGAGTTTTTAAGGCTATGGGGATAAGTGCTAAACTTGAAATCGGAAGCATGGGTAAAGTTGCATTATGGTAACTGACTATATCCGGGATGCGTTTTCGCTCCCGGAAAACTTCTCATATTACACACAAAAAATCATATTTATACAAATTTTAACACGCGGAAAAATCCTCTCAATCCGTTGCACTTGGCTTTACCTATTTCCACTCTCTTCCTTTCTTCGGAAATTTATTGTATCAAAAACAAGGTGAAAAGTGGAGCGAAGCAACCTCTATAAACCAAAAAAGAAACGCTCCATTGCTTTACGGTAATTTTTAGTTTCTTTTTAGTTACTTTTTCGGCATGTTTTTTTGCTTTGCAATATATTTATATTCAATGAGTTACAAAGTGTCATTTTTGAGAAAAACGAGAAATTTCCGAGAGAAAACGAGAAATTTCCGAGAGAAAACGAGAAATTTCCGTTTTTTTTTGAGAAAAACGAGAAAAAACCGCGAGAGTTTTTTTTTTTTCTCGTTTTATATATTTTATTTTGTGGAAAATATTCGGCGTATGGCAAAGAAAGACCAAAAGAAACGAGATATTATCTTATCTCAAGATAATGCACTCACAACTGCCCGTTATAAGTTCGACCTTATCGAAAAGCGTGCGTTATATTGCATCATTCGCAATATACGGGCAAACTATATCGAACAAGAGGACGGACAAAGAACTTTGTTTGAAAATCTTATAATCACAATCAAAGAGGAAGAACTTCAAAAATGTGGTGATAATACTAAAATGAAGAATATCTATGATGCGCTAAAGCGGCTTAGAAATCGTGATATAGAGATTAATAACGAAAAGATGTGGCTGAGTATCGGTTTTGTCAATTACGTTAAGCATATCAAAAATAAATCATATTTTGAAGTGGAAGTATCCAAAGAGGTACTACCCTATTACGTGGAACTCGCCCAAAACTTCACGAGTTACTCCATGACAGTAGCAATCGCACTCAAAAGCACATTTACCCAACGTTTCTATGAACTATGCTGCCAATATCAAAATAAAGGTTTCTTTTTCTATGCTGTCAATGAGCTACGGGAAATGTTCATGTTGGAAAACAAATATCCACGTTCTTTCGATTTTAAAAAATGGGTACTTGAAACGCCAGCTAAAGAATTAAAAAACCTATATGATGCCGGACAATGTGATTTATACTTCGATTTCGACATAAGGGAAAAGAAAGGTAAAGAAGCACTCTCTTATAACTTTTTCATACACAGCCGTCAAACCGAACAACAAAAGCTATTGGAATACGAAAGTGCCAAACAAGCGATCATCTACATAACAACCACTATTTCGAGATTCTCTAAAAGTGACAAAGGATATGTTAAACGTGTAGTGAACGCTGTACAGTTACACCCGGAAATAGCCGTACAGGTGGCGCAAAAAATACAAAAGAAGTTTGAGCAATATATAGACAAGCCAGCCAAACAAATAGGAGCTATCATCCGGGTTTGCTTAATGGAAGATTTTGGTATAGAATAAAAAACATACAAGTATGAAAACAGGTGATAAAGTTATCGTGCCAGCCGAAATTAACGGCTATGGCAGGGATTTACAGGCAATGGTTACAGAGATAGAGAAGTTTGCTGGGACAATATTCGTAACAGTGGTATTCACCGAACCATGTCCGGAAGCCTACGGAAGAAAAGGAGGCGTTTACCATGACTTCCAGCTAATAACAGAGTGATTTATTTTGCTATAATCGCAATAAATTGCTATAACACATGTAATAAATTGCAATAATAAAACTTATAACTACCTTTGTAACAAAATATAGCATTTACAGCAATGGAAAAAGGACAGGAAAGCAAGCAAAAGAGGAAAACACCGCTTACCACCATAGCGATAAGCCAAGAGTACGCCCAAAAATTAGACGAGTATTTAAACGGTACGGGTATAACTCGCAAAGAATTTGTCGAGTTGTCCGTTGATTATTTCCAAAGAACTGGATTCGACCTTCGAGGTGAAGCATTTGACCTCTCCCCATTAGAAAAGGTTGCCGGGCGGCTGGAACAATCTGCAAAGATCATGGAACAGCACAACGAGGGAACAGAAGCGGTACGCCAGCTATTGCTAGCAGTCCGGGAACAGACCGCTAAACAGCTTCCGGCACCAGAACTGATTGCCCATGCTGCCGAAGAAAAAGCAAAGGCAGAAGCCAAAAACGAAGAACAAGAAAGGGAGATTACCCGGTTACGCTCTGAGAACTCTGCTTTGCTAGAATATAAGAAAAAGGCACATCGAGAACTGTGTCGGGTACGTGACGAACAAAAAATTTTCGGAAAAATACATGTAAAAACTGAGTTGTAATCAAACCTATTGATAATACTATGAAAAAACAATCTATATATTTTTTAGTTATCATCATTTTGTTAGTACAGACATCTTGCCAACAAAACAATGAGGAAGAAGACTTTTTTAATAATCAAATAACACTCTTAGAAAATAATCCTCGATTATATCTTTCTAAAATTGATTCAACCCAAGTCACTAATCTTAATAACTCAAAAGAAGCAACTCATTTCTTATTAGTTTCATTAGCCAACTACTATGTAAATAATTACTACCCACCCAAAGAAGTATTACAAAAAAGTATTCATATTTTCACAAAAAAGAAACTAATTCAACAACAACTTGAATCCCTTTTGTTTCTTGCCAAAACATACAAAAAAGAAAAAAACTTAAAAATGGAGGTGCAAGCTATAGAAAAAGCTATAGATATAGCAAGCCAAATAGAGGATAAAGAATGGCTATGTTGTCTATATGGCTATCTAGGAGATATGTATATCCGCAAATACAACATGTTGAAATTTATCAAATATCAAACATTAGCTAACCAGTGTATTGAAGATATTGCATTTAGGGATATGGATATATCAACTCAAGTACAAACGGCAAAAAGTTTTTTATATATAGGAAATCATAAAAAGTCCTACGAGCTATTGAATTTAATAGAAAGCTCCATTGATAAAAACAACATTTATTATAATGAGATAAAATGCCTACAAGGTATTACGCTATTTAAGACTAAACAATGGGCACTATGTATCGAAAAATTACAGGAAGCTATAATATTAAGCCAAACAGATGATTTTTTGTTTGTCTGCCATTCTATACTAACTTATTGCTATTACTCCATAAATGATTTAGCAAATGCTAATAAACATAGAAAATTAGCTATAGAATATGATACAGATTCGGAAACCAATTTTGCTGAAATAGAATTTTATAAACTGTGTGCAGAATTTGCTAGAGAAAATAATTATATAGACAATCAAATTGATTGCCTGTATAAGGCAATAGAACGATATGAAATTCTTCTAAGGAACTTGAATGGAAGTTCTTTAGATGAAGCTATTCAAGCATATACTCACTTTTGCGATAAAAAAAATTATGAAAAGAAATTATCTACATACAAATATGCTGCTTTAAGTTCTCTTTTTATAGCAAGCATAGGGCTATTAATCTACATCAATAAAAAAAGAAAACAAGCTTACCAAATTGTGGCTCTTCACCAACAAATAGAAACATTGGAAGGCTTAAATAATATAAAAGATGAAGCAAAAATGTTCATCTTACGTGATTTTGAAATAGCCAAACAAATTGCAATGTTGAGATATACGCAAAAAGAACAAAGTGCTAAATTTATAAAAGAATTAAACAGATTCAATATTACACAAAATAATTCTTTACTAACTACGCAATGGGACAATTTTTATAAACACATTGATTTATCTTTTGATAATTTTTATACACTGCTGAAAGATAACTTTTCAGATCTAAATGAAAAAGAACTACAACTTTGCTGTATGATGGTTGCAGGGTTCAAGACAGAAGAAATTGCAGCTATATGGATGCAAAGTATTTTTTCTGTACACAAATATAAAACCAATATCCGAAAGAAACTTAAAACTCCTGAAGGTGCTAATATAATAGCTTTTTTAAGGTCTGCTCCTCCATTCCAATGACAGCTTATACTTTTACAATCTTTTTTTTGTGATGCACCTTAACTATCAAATAGTTATATATTAAGTTTACAAATTCACAAAAAAGCTTACAAATGGCGATTTGAAGTATTAAGTCTAACTTTGCAACGTTCAAAATCAATAAATTATATGATAAAAAAAGGTTTTTTACTTGCATTGTTTGCTATAGGTGTTTTTGCAAATATATTCGCACAGGACACCTTATCTTTCAAAAAGACGAGAGATAAAAATATCTATATAGAGTTTTTAGGAGCTTCTAACCTTATTGGAGTTTCTTTCGATTCAAGATTTACTCCTATATCCCCATGGGGATATAGGATTGGTATTTCTTATTTTCAAGGAGGGGATTCTTTTATTAAAGCATCTAACTCTAATAGAGGGCTATTTTTCCCTATTGAAGTTAACTTCCTCACCTCTGGAAATAAGCACAAATTAGAACTTGGATTAGGTTCTAATCTTGGAATATATAACGAACACATTTCTTTTATAGAAGAATCAAAGGAACAATATGAAACAATAAGTTCCACTTCCAATACAACATTTGGATATTATTTCTTTTCTAATATAGGTTACCGTTACATATCAACTAAAGGTTTTCTATTTAGAATAGGATTAAGCCCTTCTTTTAGTTTTAATGATAAACACGGTATAACAAAAGAACCATTTATTTACCCTTATATTAGTTTTGGATATTCATTTTAATAAATTCACATATATGAAAAAAATCAGTTATATCATCTGTTTAACAGCTATTTTGTGTTGAGACAATCTTTTGATTGAGGACAAGGATTTTGCTGTGGTGTACAATGGGAGTGTCGGGGGAACTTATGAAGTGATGCTGAAATTCACGGAAAAGGAAGTACGCGACCATATCAGGCGTTATGGTATCGAACATGCTGGAGATACATTAAAAGGGGTAGCCAAGGAGATGGCTGCGGAACAATTCGCTATCATGACACAACAAAAGATTCCTGCATTTGAAATGCCGAATGGTGATGTGCTGTATGTCAGCTATAATAAAGAATCCGACATGATAGATATCGGGCCGGTTACTAATGCGGGACTTGTCGCACAACATCGTTTCCCATACGACCATAATGCTTCGTTGGATGCCAACCTGCAAACCGTGAACGAAAAGCTGAATAATATGGAGGAATACCGGGAAGAGCTACAAGAAGCAGAGTACAGCGGCGGAATGCGCCGATAAAACGGAAAAAGATGCGGAGCTGTTTGCTCCGTACCTTTTCTTGAATTTATTTTATTACTCTAACAAATTATCTATCATAGACTGTAAATTTGTTATATCGCAATACTGATTATGTCCCCCTCTGTAATCTTTCGCGTGTTGGGCTGTCCGGATTAAGAAAGAATCGAGTTCTATTTTTACACCGCTACCCATTCGGGACAAACC